TATATATACCGTGGATATACCACAAAAAAGAAAGAAAAAAAGGACCACCTACTCGTAACTTTTTATGAGCGTAGCGAATAAAAAGGCTAACGGTTTTAGGTAAATATAAAAAATACAGTATACTCGTAAGCCAAGAAAGAGTATTATATATAATGGTTTTAGGTATATGATTATAATTATGCTATTCGTTAGCCAAAGAGTAAATATATAAACAAATACAATAGTTTATGGAATACATATATACTATTCCATTAATAATTAGAATATTCTGAAAATTAATACCATGTTGACAAATTAAAAAAATTAGAGTATCATAACATCACAACGTGTATAAAGAAATGCTTTTCACTGGAAGATGATAAATAAGAGAGATAAAGGGCTTTTGTGTGCCCATGTAACACTCTTTATTTTCATCTTCTTTTTTTATTTTTTAGATTCCTGGATCATATGATCTGGAGAGAGGAGAACCCAAAACGATGATTGATAAGAGCGAGCTGAAAGAAACCACGGAAACCGGGATAGAAGTATATTTATCCGAAGTACACGCATGTTTAGCACAGTACATGGAGGACCGGGGAATTGAGGACATGGAAAAGGAAAGCCAAAATAAATGGTCGGCTGCCATGAGATATGTTGGGCAGCACGTATTTAAAGGCACGCAAAAATTGAAAGAAGCGCCTGCAATCGTTCATGATGGTTTCCCCGGACTGGCAAATAACAACGCTTATGATCTGGACAAGGTAAACGCTTTAGTTGATTACTATATAAATCTTTGTTATGAGTATGACAAAGAAGTTTCAATGAATGGGTTCTCTTTTATTTCCTGTATTCCGTTGGATGTCTTGACCGTTTGGAGCGGAGTCTATACCGATGGATACCAGAAAAATATACGGAAAACGGGAGAAAAAGGTGCAAGCATTATTAGAAAAGTCCGGGCAAATAACGAGGAAAGTTTGTCTGGAATGCTCATAAGTGGAGGGAAACGGTCGCCTGTCGGAATCCTGGGAGCATTGAACCGCAAACACGGCTGGAACATGGGCCAGCCAATCGAGATCCAGAGAAACGGACTCCCGAACAGAACAGCGGCAGACATAGCGGAAGAACATAGAATAGCATCTACAGAGGTTCCAGAGCTGCCAGATTTAGATGAGAATTAACAGATAATTAATACACACGTAGAAACAAAACAAACAATTTAATCATTCATATACATCTTGCACAATAAATAGATATCTTTCTTATGCACTATGAACAAAGAACTATTCGTAAAACAATTCTTTATCGAATAGTTTAGAAGTAAGAGGATCGCAAGGAGTCATCTGGAATCCTAAACGGTTTCAGCCATTGGAAGCACTGCGGAGTCTGGAAAACTCACGGTTTGGCGCATGGGGGTAGGGGTCTAAACGATCCGCCCGATACCGCCTAGTGACCTCTCCAAATTTCCAAAAAATAAAAAAGCCCGATAGTGATTGCAACATGAGAAGCCGTGAGCCTTGACGGTTTCTCAGACATAACATTCAAGGCAAATATCAGAAAGATAGGTATAAAAATGAACGAGATTAAGATTTTCAACAGTCCAGAATTTGGTAAAATACGAATGGTGTTTGTTTCTGGAAAAGAATATTTTTACGGAAGTGATGTTGCAACGGCTTTAAAGTATGAGCGACCAAGTAAAGCAGTTAGCGATCATTGCAAAGGTGTCCTGACTCTGGACAGCATAAAGAACGATGGTGGTTATCCAGAAAAGCTGATTCCAGAAGGAGATATGTACCGTTTAATAGTAAAGGCATCTACACAGGGTACAAGTGAACAGGTAAAGAAAGCAGCTGATAGATTTGAGAGATGGATATTCGATGAGGTTCTTCCAGAAATTCGCAGAACCGGAAAATACGAAATCAATCAAAAACAGGATTCCTACCAGATCGAAGATCCGATAGAACGTGCCAAACGCTGGATTGAAGAACAGGAAGAGAAGAAGCTTCTGGAAGAGAAAGTGAAAGAGCAGGAGCCAAAGGCCAGATATTTTGATAATCTTGTGGATAGTAAACTGCTGACAACGTTTAGAGATACGGCCAAGGAATTTCATATTTCTCCGAAGGATTTGACAAAATGGCTGACAGATAATGGCTATATTTACAGAGACAGACATAAAATCATCAAGCCATATGAGCAACATAGAAAATCTGGGTTGTTCCAAATGAAGGACTTCTCAACACCATATGGATATTCAAACGTCCAGACCTACATTACGGTCAAGGGAAAAGAGACATTCCGACTGTTGATGGAAAGCCAGGGCATCATAAGATAATAAAAATCATTTTCACATCAGATAATCAGTATTTCAAAATTTTCCAAAAATAAAAAAGACTAAATAAAAATGGGAGGACATATGACAGGATCAGAGTATCAAAAATTAGCAATGCGCACATGTAGTATTCCGTATGATAGAAAAGAGGATATGGCCAGACACGCTATCTTCGGGCTGACATCTGAAGCAGGAGAAGTGGCTGGAATCATGCAGAAGCAATACCAGGGTCATGAGATTTGCGTGGATCACATGAAGAAAGAAGTTGGTGACTGTCTTTGGATGTTGGCTGAGATTTGCCAGGCATTCGGATTTTCCATGGACGATGCTATGGAGACCAATATTGAGAAGTTGAAAGCAAGATATCCAGATGGATTTTCAGTTGAAAAATCGTTGCATCGGAAAGCAGGTGATATTTAATGGAAAAATCACTCAAGGATTTAAAACTGGAATCTGAGATGATTAATCATCCAAACCATTATACAAACCACCAGCATGAGTGTATTGACGAAATGATAGCAGCATTTGGAAAACGTGCCGTTATTAATTTCTGCATCTGTAACGCCTGGAAATATCGTTATCGGGCTGACAGTAAAGGTCAGCATGATCAAGACATGAAAAAGGCCGATTGGTATATTCAAAAGGCGATGGAGCTTCAAGAATTGGAATAAAGGAGAAAAACGATGGTATACAATAATTCTATAATTTTAGATGGTCACGTGTATCCTGCTGGAACAGATGTACCAGACATGGGAAGTGTAAAATGTATTAAAGCGGATGGGAATAGGAGAGATTATGTTTTTTTAAGTGCAGATAGCGACAAGTTGCCAACATATGATGATTTGATGAGTGGAAGTAGTGCGTTGGCAGTAGACGCTAGCGCTGTATACGTTTACGAGCAAACAACAAAAAAATGGTATCAACAGGGGGATTAAAAATGAGTATTTCAAATGATTTACTTGTTGATTTATTATTTCCTGTACATAAGGCAAATTCAGTTAGTGAAGAAAGAAATATTGTTCCAAGATATACCGAAAAGACAGTTTCTGGAAATCCTGTAATATTGGCCAATACCACAGAGGGGCTTCCATTGAGAGGATTGAAGATCTTTGGAAAAGCTGATCAGAAGCAATATAAAGGAAATCAGTTGATACCGTATCCATATACGGATACAACAAGAACTATTAATGGTATTACGTTCACAGATAATGGGGATGGAACAATCACGATTAATGGCATTGCTAGAGCGAATGCAGATTTTAAATTATGGGGTAAATACGCTACAGATACACCATATGTTTTGGAGCAGGAGGCATATCTTAGTGGCGGATCAGAGGGTAATTTTATTGTTCGTGCTACAGATAATGAAAGCGTATCATATCAGACCGCAAGTGAGATAAAGATAGCTGAACCAGTTCGTTTTGTATTTATTAGAGTGCCAGCAGGTTATACAGTCAATAATGTGATATGTAGGCCAATGGTTTCATTGGTATCCAATGCAGAATGGGAGCTTTATGTAGGGGGTAAGCCATCTCCGTCCCCGGAGTATCCGCAGGAAATTAAGCGGGTAGTAAATCCGGTTATAAAAGTGTCAAAAGAGAATGGGACGGAATTTCAGACAGTAACACTCCCATATGACTTGAATGCCATTCCGGTAGCTTCCGGTGGCAATTACACGGATGAGACCGGTCAGCAGTGGATTTGTGATGAGATTGATCTGGAGCGGGGGGTGTATGTAAAGCGTATATCGCAACAGATAATTGACGAGAGCAAATTTGCTGTACGCGGGAATACGGGAACAGGAGCTTATTATATTAGCACAACGATTAAAAATGGCAATCCAGACAATACCAGAAGATTGGCCATGTCTGATCAATTGGTTGGAGTGGCTTATAATGATCGCATCAAAGATACAAGTATGGACGAGATAATGATGCAAAGTGGTGTTGTGACCCTTCGAACCAGAAATCATACAGATTATGACTGGTCTACCAGTGATACGGCGAAAACGTGGCTGAGAGAGAATCCCATAACTGTTTATTACGTGTTAGCAACTCCAGAAGAAATTTCCCTTACTCAGGAAGAACTTGCAGCTTACAGTACCCTTACCACCTATAAGGGAACTACGATCATCTCCGCAGGTGATGTTTCTGGAATTGAAGCCACGTATTTAATTCCGGTACCAAAACCATCATCAAACGAAATTTTAAGGAGATGGTTTAAGCAACATGAAATTATATAAAGCTATTGTATACAATATATTCAGGAGGGAAAACGAATGATTCCAAAATTTATTATTTTATACATGCTTTGTCGGATGCAATTCCCAGAGTGGTGTAAGGTATTAATTATTGTTTGCATGGTTCTTGATGCTGTTATTGCCACGTACAGACTTTGTAAATCTAAATAGAGGTAAGATCATGATAAGAATTGAAAATATTACGCCGCCTTCTACTGATCAGTGGGGAATGGCGATTTTAGGCGCAAGAAACCCAATGAATAGTTGGAATAAAAGCGATAGTCAAGTTGTACGAGGAAACAGGCTGGAAATTGGTGAGAATGATTTAAACCTTATGAAAAAACTGGTTGTAGCCGGAACAGATCATTCAAAATTCCTTAGATTTTTGCCAGTGGTTATGGACATTACAGCACCGTTGTATTGGTGGTCTGAGTATGATACTTATAAGGTTGGAACAGTTGCTAACTCTTGTTCAAAAATGCATAAGATCCATACCAAAGAATTTTCCATGAACGATTTTTCAACAGAACATTTGATTTCTTATGAATCATCCAAACCTTATAGCGAAATAGACGGAAGCCTTGATGATGAGTATACATATTATTTGCCAAAGGATTTCTTGGATTGTTGGATTATTCCGATATTGAATAAATATAGAAAAAAATATCTTGAAACCAAGGACAAAACGTATTGGTGGCAGATGATTCAGCTTCTTCCGTCTAGCTACAACCAGAAGCGAACAGTTATGCTAAACTATGCGGTACTTCGGAATATGTACCACGCAAGAAAAAATCATAAGCTGGATGAATGGAGAGATTTTTGCGAGTGGATTAAAGTGCTTCCATGTAGTGAATTGATTACTATGGAATCTGGTAATCAGAATAGCAAACCTGTTTCTGTAGAAGATGCCATGAAAATCATTAGAAACGAATTGGTAAAGCATGGAGATTTATACGATGGATTCCAAGCAAGCGTAATATCTGCAATCTTTGAGAATTCAGACATTACAGATTCGGAAAATGCGGTTTTACTTGCCAAAACAATTCTTGACCGAGTGATAGGAGATTAAATGTTTAGATTATTTGCAATGTGCGTATCTGCATTGGATATCATGCTTGCCATAGCGATTTTCCTAACGTGGAGAAACATGGAAAAAGATAAATCGAGTAATTTAGCGGTGGCTTCTTTCGAAGTATCGTTTTTAGCATCGGCAATTCTTTTGATTTTTTCATAGATGCTTTATGGGCTATCGCCAAGCGGTAAGGCACATGACTTTGACTCATGTATGCGTTGGTTCGAATCCAACTAGCCCAGTTTGGTAAGATTTATTTGTCTTACCAAAATAGCATATCATTTATGCTATTCCTCCTCATGTTACCACCTAGCGGAAAGCTGATAAAAGAATCGTCACAAGGTTCGGGTGGTTTTCTGGTTGGGAAGCCAGGACATGTGCAAAGTTCCGAACTGTTTACCACATCATAGGGATGTTTGCATGGCCTTTGTTATGGCTGGTGGATAAGAACCATAACAGTGAAGGGGATTTCTTGCAGAATTCAAATCCCCTTTATCTCAGGAGCTTTATTTCAGTTGGTAGAAAGACCGCCTCATAAGCGGTAAGTCATCGGTTCGAGTCCGGTAGGCTCCATTATTTCAATGGAGGTGTGAAGAATATGGCAGGAAGAAAATTAAAACGATTGGACAAAAAAAAATTTGAAGATGCTTTGAATGGGTATTTGAATGGAAAATATATCCAGTTAGAAGCAGCAAAGATTGCAGGATGCAATAGGGATACTTTTTTGAAATATGCAAACATGATTTTACTTGGAGAACCGATTCCGAATGGGGTGTTTTGGGATGATTAATGCTGATACAAAGATATTTCCAGATGGAGCAAAATGGGTAGTATGCCCATACTGTCGGAAAAAGGCAGTTAAGGTATTGGAAGATACCAGAATTTATCATATGCCGTTTCGGTGTCATGGAAGCAACTGCAAAAAGGATTTTATTGTGAATGTGGGGTAATGAATATGTCTTGTTATTATGAACCGGGAACAGAGAGATACTACGCATGTAGCATGTGTGGTAGCCGAAGGATACTTGGTTGTATCTTCTGTAATCCGCAAGAAAAAGAGGTGGAATCAATGGAAAATCTTGAAATTTTGTTTGCCCATGAAGCGAATAGAATAGCCAAAGAGAAAAGCCAAAAAGACATCAAAGAAAAGCTAAAAGAGATTGAAGAAAAAATTAGAGATGCTGCTAATAATGGAAAATTTTCTATTACTTTAGATGAAACATTAAAAAAGCAAGTTAAAAACGAACTGGAGAACCGCGGATATGCTGTGCAATTACGTTCACATTATTATGAACATGGTTGCAAAATCAGCTGGGATAAATAAATAGAACTAGTCAAGAGAGCCAAAGAGAGCCATGACTTCACGGAAAGGAGGTCTGGCTCTTTTTTTATGCAAGAAGGAACGTTTGAATGGTATAAGGCGATTTTTAATAGCCTTTTAAAATCTGACATGAAAAACTTTCAAAATCAAAAGGATTGTTACGATCTGCTGCTAAACATGAAAATTGATTTGAAGTTTGATGATAAGCAGATAAAAAACTATGCTTTAAAAATCAGTCAGTATACACACAAAATGGCAGATTATATGGCTGGAATGACTGGCAATGGACAATTCGATGAATTGTATTGGAATTTACTTCTGTTCGAAGCCCCGGATCTTCTGGATTCCTATTGCCTGTATGTTGAGAAAGACAGAAAACCTCAAGAACGCTTTTATCAGCCAAGAAGAAAAACCTTGATAAAGGTTGTAAACTTGTTGCAACGGTTAGAGGATGACGAACTGGACGAGGCCTTTATACACATGCCGGCCCGTGTCGGTAAACTGATTTCCGATGATACTCCTGTTTTCACAAAAGATGGATGGAAAAGGCACGGAGAATTGAAACTGGGAGACAAGGTTGTTGGAAGTGATGGAAAATATACTTCTGTAATCTGCGTCCATCCAAAATATCATACAACCCATACCGTAGAATTTTCTGATGGAACAAAAATTGAATGCCACTTTAGGCATGAATGGACTGTATACGATTCACTTGGGAAACGATGGATTACAACAGAAACAAAAAATCTTATAAAGAGCCAAACCTATGGATTTTTTAAAGAACGATATTTTCTTCCAATAGTTTCAACAAATTTGGACTTAAAAGTACCATTAGTTCAAGAAAAAAGATCAATCAAATCTATTAGGAAGAGCAATCCAAAACAAGGTAACTGTATTACGGTTTCAAATAGCGATGGTTTGTATCTGGTTGGAAAAACAATGATTCCAACGCACAACACCCAGATCATTACACTTGGTATGAGCTGGCATTGTTGCCGAAATACAGAGAAAAGCAATCTTTATTGTTCCTACAAAGAAGATGCTGGAGGTGCATTTCTTGATGGCGTAAAGGAAATCTGGACAGATCCCATATATCGTCATGTAGATGTGTTCCCCAAGGCACAAATTGTCGATACGGATGCAAAAGCAAATACGATTGATCTGGAACGTAAGAAAAAATACAAGTCTCTGTCTGGAAAAGGTCTTACTTCTGGATTGAATGGATTGTATGATGCGAACGGATGGTTGGTTGCCGATGACATTTTATCTGGAATTGAAGATGTGTTAAGTCCAGATGTTTTAGCAAGAAAACAGATGCTGTTCGACAACAACCTTATGAAAAGAAAAAAAGAACAGTGCAAGGTTCTTTATAACGGAACAATTTGGAGTCTCCATGATATTTATACGGATCGTGTAAACTTCCTGGAAACAGATCCAGAAGCAAAAGATGTAAGATGGGAAGTTCTGAAAATCCCTGCTCTTGACCCAGAAACTGATGAAAGTAACTTTGATTATGATTATGGAGTAGGATTTAGCACAAAATACTACAGAATGGAACGTGCAAAATTTGAAGCAAATGACGATATGGCTTCATGGTTTTCACAGTGCCAGCAAGAGCCGATTGAACGTGATGGAGCGGTATTTAATCCGGAACATATGAATTTTTATAATGGTGTTCTTCCAAATGAAATTCCATTGAAGATAGTCGCTGCATGTGATGTGGCTCTTGGTGGAACAGACTTTCTTTCCATGCCAGTTGCCTATGTATATGAAGATGGATCTGTTTATATTCATGATGTGGTATTTGATAGCAGTGAGAAGTCAGTGACTCAGCCTAAAGTAGTGGATTGTTTGATTAGGAACAATGTTACAAATTCATTTTTCGAAGCAAACAATGGTGGAGAGGGTTACAAGGACGATATTGATAGACTGCTGAAAGAAAGAGGACACAAAATCAATTTGGTATCAAAATTTGCACAACAGATGATTGTCAATGCTGGAAAGGGCGGATCAAAAACTGCACAGCGGAAAGAACAGAGAATCTGGGACAATGCACAGACAATCAGAAGCTTTTATTTCCGAGATTCCGGGCATCAAAGTTTGGAATACCGAAAATTTATGAATCAGCTTTATTCTTTTACTGTAAACGGTAAAAATAAGCATGATGATAGCCCGGATAGTTTGGCAGCATTAGCAGTATTTTTAAATAAAGGCAGCGGAACTCAAACAACTCAAGTAGTGTCAAGTCCTTTTGGACGGAGGAGGTAACAGCTATGAATAAACGCAAGGCTAGATATAAAGATTACGATATTACACCAAAGAGAAAAAAGGAATTAGAGGGGTTCTGTGAACAGTATCCGGAATGGAAAGATGAGTTAATCATTAACCGTATTTCCCCAAAGGGGCAGAAAATTACTGGAATGCCATATTCCAGGACAAATGAAACCAGTGATGAAACCGCCATGTTGGCAATCAGAAGAGCTGAAATCCAGGAAAAGATTGATTTGATTGAAAACATTGCCAAGGAAGTTGATCCAGATATTTGGACATACATTATTAAGTCAGTATGTTACTTGAAACCATATCCATATTTGAGAAATGTTATGGGTATTCCGTGTTCTCCGGCGGCACTCGCAGACCGGAGAAGATATTTCTTTTGTCTGTTGAATTTAAGAAAAAAGTGAGTTTTTAAACGGTATTAAACTGTATTATAATACTATTGTGAAAAAATAAAATTGCGTTTGGAGAATATCCAGACGCTTTTTTCTTTGCAAAAACTATGAGAAAGGAGAAATATCTGACACATGAGAGCAACAATAGAAAACATAAAAATTCGGGAAAAACTTCGTGGCAGAAGGAAGATTTTCACTAGCCATAAAGTTATCACGAAGGACAATTTGCTTGATGTATTGACGAAAGCAAAATCTACACATCTGCTGAATGTTGCAGAAATGAACTTTCTCATAGATTACGAAAGAGGGAACCAACCACTTCTGAGAGATAAGATTATAAGACCAGAAATTGATATTGAGGTTAATAGTAATCTTGCGAACTATATCAAGGAATTCAAGATAGGTTACGTTTGGAGCAGCCCGGCGATGCTGGTGCAACGAGGAAACCAGGAGATGCATGAGACATCTTCGGATAGTGATGACTCTGGTATTAATGCCTTGAATGAATCTCTGATCAATGGATCTAATATGGGAAGATTGGAACAGTCTATGGCTGAATTCGTGGAAATCTGCGGAATTGGTCACAGAATGGTTGATGTGAAATCATCCGACTGGGAAGATGGTCAACTCGCAGAGATCTACACGTTAGATTCCAGATATGCTTTTAATGTGTATTGGAATGGTCCGGGACAGAAAAAGGTCTTAAGCGTGTCATACTATGAAGATGATGTTGATGATAAAACATATTTTACTTGTATAACGGACGATATGCGATATGAGGTTGTCAACGATGAGATTGTTGATATGATGCCTAATCCGCTTGGAAAGTGTTCTATTGTGGAATACGAAAGAACCTTTGACCGTACTGGATGCTTTGAAAGGGAAATTCCAAGAATGGATTCCTTGAATATCCTGCTTTCTGATTTTACCAATGATGTAGCACAAAGAACGCAGGAAGTTTGGTGGGGAGACAATATTGATTTTAAGCAGGATGAAAAAGGGAATCGTATTGAACCGCAAAGCGGAGATTGGGTTCTAACTTATAGTGGAGAAGGGAAAACAGCAAAAATCCAGCCGCTTTCAAGTTCATTTGATGGAAGTAGTACTTTAAATGCTATTTCAAGTGCCAGAAATGAGATTTTGCAGGATTGCAAAGTACCAATTCAGTATGATAGTGCTGGTGGTGGATCTACGGGAACTGCTATGGATATGGGAAGCGGATGGAGCGCAACAGAACTGGATGCTATGAAAGAGCAGCAGATGATTGAAGCTGGAAAACGTGAAGAACTAGACCTAATAATTAGGGCAATTCAAAAAGTTCCAGAAAGAATTCTTCCGCTTGATGATCCGATAAGATCTGTGCATTTAACGGACGTGAACTTCCATTTTACAAGAAGAAAGAGCCTTGATATGAGCATTAAAGCTAATACGTTTTCAACGTACTTTAACGCTGGAGTTCATCCGAGACATATTTTACAAGCTGTTGACGCTTTCCCGGATAATGAGCAGGTATATCTTGATTCCAAAGATATGTTTGATGCTTTACAGAAAAAAATGGTATCAGATACATCAATGGAAAATACAGATGATGCTGCGAATACATCAAGTGATCCAATAAATCAGATTGGACAGTCTCCACTTCTTGATGGAATGAACACAGACCGATCAACGGTTGTATAGGTGATGGCTTATGATTGGTGCTAGAAGTTTCGATGAAGTGAATGATCTGGTTACAAATAAGCGTGGAATAGATTTTGAAGAATATTTTTCCACGATGGATATTTCAAACGGAGAAAAGGAAAAGCGTGTTGAATTGGCAAAAAGATTAAATGATCAGTTTCTTGTAATTGTTTCTTTGCTTTTTATGGCCCAGAAATATAGTACAAACGATTATGAATTGATTAGAAATCAATTTGTTGAGATGTACAAGAATGCGATATTAGGTGTGATTGCTATAGATTCTTATATGAGCGATTATATAGAACAGATATCGCACGATGTTATAGATTCAACATTGAATAATCCAGATGATCCATACTATGTTTCACCGGACAGAGCAGTGTTCATGGCAGAAAATGAATCAAATACTTGCTGGAATCATCAAGAGTTTGAAGATGCCATCGAAAACGGAGCAACAAAAAAACAATGGATTGATATAAGGGATAAAAGAGAAAGAAAAACGCACATAGAAGTTGGCGGAAAAATAAAACCAATACAAGAACCATTTGCAGTTGGAGATTCACTTTTAGATTATCCGAAAGATACAAAATATGGTGCCGATGCAAAAGAAATTGTAAATTGCAGATGCTCCATTCGATATTTTTAAAATTACAGGCATTGCCTGTTTTTATATTGTCCGAGAGAACGGACATTAATATCACACAAAACGCAGAGAAGCGTATAAACACAGAAAGGTAGGATTTTGATATGAAATACATGAATAATCATTTTGGTCAGAGTAGAATTTTTGGAAAGGCTAGATTTATGGCTGAACCAGCCGGAGATATTGGTGGCGATGATCCTGGATCAAGTGGTGGAGGATCTGGAAACGGAGGATCTGATGATGGCAAACCATCGGTTGAGGAATTGATGGCAAGACTCGCAAAAGCAGAATCTGATAACCAGAAGAATAAGCTGGCACTCGATAAAGCACTAAAAGAAAAAGGAGAAATCACTAAACAGTATCGGCAAACAATGACCGCTCAAGAACAGGCAGAAATTGCGAAGAAAGAAGCAGATGAAGCTAAAGATGCCAGAATCAAAGAACTGGAAACCAAGATGCTTATTGGTGAGTATACAGAAAAAGGAATGGATGCTGCCATTGGCATGGACAAAAACACTGCCAAAGAATTCGCTACATCTCTTACATCTGGAGACGTAGAAAAAGCATTTGAGTCCCTTGGAAATCATATCAAATCTTTAAAGGCTAAATGGGAAGAGGATTTTTATGCAAGCCGACCAGATATTAAGGCTGGAAACGGTGATGGAAAAGATCAGGAAACACTGGCAATGAAAAAAGCCAAAGAGTACGCAGAAGCACATAAAAATTCCAAAGCCAACCAGGATGTATTGAAACATTATCTTTAATTTTTAAGGAGGTTTAACCATGGCAAGAGGTGACATGAAGATGACTAAGATTTCTGTTAATTTAGAGACAGAAATCTTGAATCGCAAAGAATTTGAAGCAACTCCAATGACCATTGATTTTGCTGACGTTACTGATACGGCAGACAATGGAGAAAAGATTGTAAAAGCTGGAATGCCGATTGATAAGGACGGAAAACCAGTTAAGACAACACCGTGGACAGGTGCGGTTGGAATCTTACTGCACGATGCATATGAGAGCAGACCACAACAGCAGGTTTTAAAGAAAGCATATATTAATGTAACCAGAGCAAAGGCAAATTGTGGATTAACATACGATGCGGCTCTTGTTGCTGCTATGGTAAATGCTGGTTGCAGAATCGTATTTGAGGAAGGAACTTTAGTTGGAACAGTTCCAGCAGCAGGATCATAATAAAATTACCGATCGCTTGAAACATAAGAGGTTGCTGACCCCTAACAGTTATGGGGTGGAAAGGAGTTAAGAAATGAGATTTACAGATGTATTTTCTGCACAGTCTATCGCATTTAGATGGACCGTTGATGCAAGCAATGCGGTTCCGTTTTTAGGAACCACATGGTTTCCAAACAAAAGAAAAAATGGTATTACTTTGAAATGGATTAAGGGGCATAAGGGAGTAGGAGTTGCATTAAAGCCGTCTTCTTTTGATGCATTAGCTACTATCAGACCAAGAGCTGGAGTTACAACTCTGGAACAGGAAATGCCTTTATTTAGAGAGTCTATGACTGTCAAAGAACATGACCTTATGGAGTTAGAGAGAATCAAAGACTCTAATGATTCGTATCTGGACGATGTGATTGAGCATGTATACAATGATACTGGTGAGCTGATTGATGGTGCGGAAATCTCTGCTGAAAGAATGAGAATGCAGTTACTGGCTCCGGCTTCTGGAGAGATGCAGATTTCTGTTGGACTGGCCGATAACACTGCATATATCTATGATTATGACAGTGATGATTCCTGGAAAGGAACTCATTATGCATCCTTATCCGGAACCGCAACATGGGATAATGCCGCAACAGCAAAACCATTAAAAGATATCAGAACTGGTGTTGAGGCATTGACTGATATCGGAGTTGTTGCCACATACGCATTAATGAACAGTAAGACATTTGATTATCTTCTGGAAAATGCTCAAATGAAAAATGCATTAATTACTACTTCTGGTGTTAATGTAGATTTTATGACAAAAGATAAATTAAAAGAGCTGTTCAGAAGCATGACTGGTCTGATCCCGGTACTGTACGATAAGAAATATAAGGATTATGATGGAACAACCAAAAAGTTTTATCCAGATGATTATGTGACAATCATTGGTGATGGAGAACTTGGTAATACTTGGTTTGGCGTTACTCCAGAAGAGAGAACCTTAAGAGAAGATTCAAATGTAGATGTAAGCGTTATGGACAATGGAATTGCAGTTGCGGTGCAGACCGTATATGGCCCACCTGTTCAGTACAATACAACTGCTTCCATGATTGCTCTTCCATCTTTTGAAGGCATGGATGAAATCTATGTTATCAAAGTGAAATAGGAGGCCCAGCAAATGAAGTATGACCACATTGTAAATTACAATGGAGTCTATTATAAAGCTGGCGAAGATGTACCAGATGAGTTAACGGGAGATGGGAACGAAAGTTCTTGTCTCCCTAATTCCTTTAATGTAGATGATGAAATGATAGAGTCACCTACGCCAAAAAGAGGAAGACCTAAGAAACATCAATAGAGGTGACGAACATGGAAGATCAATTACTCAAAGAACTTATTCTGTATATCGGACCAGATTATACTCCAGATCAAGATTCATTTTTGCTTCTTCTAGTCAATGATGCAATAGAAGAGGTCTGCAACGAAATGTTTCCATATGGATTTTCTTCTGATGAAGAAAAAGAAAAAGGGAAGAATCTTGCAATCAAACGATATGGAAGTGTTATTCGGAAGATTGCACAGTACCATTACGATAAACAAGGAAAAGAAGGGTTAGTTGGTTTTTCAGAAAGTGGAACTTCTGTTTCTTATGAGAGTGCTGGTACGCCGACCAGTTATTTAAGAAGTGTCATTCCGGTGTCCTTGATTATTTGAAAAGATGGTGCGTGGTACGGTGCCCTCCCATCCGTATTGCTGGGATGTTTCGTGAGGTGGTGGGGAGAAACATATCTTTTGACTAACCTGGGAGAACGAGGTAAAAATGATGGGATGTGAAGGCGATTGCCCAAATCTTCACCGTTTGCAGAGCCTAGAAGAAGATTACCATGCATTCAAAGAAAAAAATTCTGCTGATCACAAAGAATTTTATAATAGAATTGAAATGCTGGAAAAAGAAAGTGCTTTGCATAAGAATGATTTAGAACATATCAAGGAAACGGTGGATGAAGTAAATACAAATGTGAAAAGTCTCATGGCAATGCCAGGGAAACGATATGAAACTTTGATTGTGTCAGTTATAACCGCTCTTGCAGGTGCATTTGTCGGTTTTTTGTTAAGCGGTAATATCCCTGTTTAAAACAGGAAATTCCACTTCGGGAGGGACGTGGAATGGAAGACTACAGAGATTTTACGGAAGATGAGAGAAGTTTTTATTTGCATGAAGCTGGATTTGATTCCAGAGAATCCATGCTTTTCCGTTTGCGAGTCTATGATGAAAAAACATTATGGGAGGCGGCGGAGATTATGGGATATAGTTCTAGGACTATTGACCGAATAAATAGAAAAATGAAAAAGAAGATTATTCGATGCGCCCCGATGTACTATCGGGGCGTTTCTTTGCAATGGAAATAAAATAAATGGCGTATACATGGCGTGTTTTTGGCGATATGGTGGCGTTTAAACTTCTTTATATAAGGCTTATAATGGTCTTATCAAGATAGGGGAGGGACAGAACATGATGCAGCCATATATGTATCCACAATATCAACAGACTATGCCGCCATATGATAGATTGACTCAGTTACAGTCAAATTACCAGGCAGCGATGGCACCATATGCACAGATGCAGCAACAAGCGCAAGTGCCTATTCAGCCAATTATGCAACCAAACCAATTTCTTTCTGGACAAATGGTTGACAGTATTGAATCAGTAAAAGCAAAAGATGTGGATATGTCTGGAAGCCCTGTTTACTATCCAAAAACAGATGGATCAGAAATTTACAGAAAACAGCTGCAAGCAGATGGACGAAGCCGGATTTTTGTTTATCGACTAATAAATCCAGATCAGCAACAGGTTCAAGATGAACCAAAGCAGGTCGATATCGTTGCATTGTTTGACCAACTTAGAAATGATGTTCACTCTGAAATTTCTGGACTTAGAGAATTAGTTGGATCGCAAATGGCACCATTAAATAATACCTCCAAAGAAAAAGGAGGTGTATCAAAATGATGAATCCAATGCAGATGATTCAGATGATTAGAGGTTCCGGAAATCCTCAACAGATGATGATGAACATGATAAAACAAAATTCCAGTTCTAACCCAATGTTGAGTAATGCCATGAAAATGATGGAAAATGGAAACACTTCTGGAGTTGAGGACATGGTAAAAAATATATGTAAAGATAAAGGAATTGATCCAAACGATGTTATGAAAGCAACTAAAAATATGTTTGGAATGAAATAATCGCCTACAAGATTAAAAGAGCCGCGGACTTTTGATTTTTGTATATATTTATGAAAAATCAATAGGAGGTAAACACTATGATGACTAGTGGATTATCAGCGAGTGATGTCGCTTTGTTAAGCGGCTCTAATAACCGTGCCAACGATGGATTCGGCTGGGGCGGTGACGGCGCTTGGTGGATCATCATCCTTTTCTTATTCGTTTTCTGCGGATGGGGAAATGGTGGCTGGGGTGGTTTTGGCGGCAATAATGGCGGTGGCTATGTTGCTACAGCAGCTACTCAGGCAGACATCCAGAGAGGATTTGATAACCAGGCAGTGATCAGTAAACTGGATGGAATTAATAACGGTCTGTGTGATGGTTTTTATGCCATGAATAATGGTATGCTTACTGGGTTTAACGGTATCAATACCAATATTATGCAGACTGGATTCGGAATTCAGCAGGCAATCAATGCTGACACGGTAGCCAATATGCAGAACACAAATGCAATTCAGTCTCAGCTTGCAAATTGTTGCTGCGAAACAAGAGAAGCTATCCAGGGAATTAATTACAACATGGCTACCAACACTTGCGCATTGCAGAATACGATGAATAACAATACTCGTGATCTTCTGGAAAACCAGAACGCAAACGCAAGAGCAATCCTGGACTTTTTAACCAACGATAAGCTTGCTACTTTACAAGCAGAGAACTCCGATCTGAAGAGAGCAGCTTCTCAAGATCGCCAGAGCGCACTTCTGACTACTGCAATGCAGGCTCAGACACAGCAGTTAATCAATGCGATTAACCCGGCTCCGATTCCTGCTTTCCAGGTTCCGGCTCCATATGCTTATGCAGGTTGTAATGGATATGGAAATGGATGCTGCTAGGTAACTCGCCCTTAGAGGCTGATTGATTCTAAGAGGTGAGTTCCGGCTCACCTCTTATTTTGATTGAGAGGTAAGAATATGAGTTGTAGAAATATTTGCAAATTATGCAATCGACTTGTCATCAGTACGGCAGTGACCTTTACTGGAGGCAATCTCGTAGTAACAATTCCTGCTGGAAGCTATAATAATGGAGAAAAGTATTGCATTGTTGTTGCACAGTCTATTCCAGATACAACTACAATTAATGCTCCAGTAGTTATCCAAATTGGAACTGGTGCTACTCTTTATCCAGTATCAAAGAAGAATTGCGCACAACTTACAGCAAGTGGATTAAGAACCAGGACAAAATATGCCATGAGAGTGCATACATCTGTTGATACCGCAACTTTTCGGTTACTTGGAGATGTTTGCTGTGTTCCAACCAATAATCTTAGAGCGGTAAATGGTGATGGAACGCAGGTTACAACGCAGACCGTGAAAGGGGGAAAATAGTTTATGCATAGATTCGCTAGGGAAATCGCTGAATGTGTAAAAAAAGATATTGAATCAAAAGGAATCGACCATATCACTCCAGAAGAAGTTTGTGTTTACGGACAGTGGGTTGACATTGCAAAGGATCTGGCAGACTTTGATAAAAATATGCGTGTCATCGAAGAGATGGACAGAGAAAATGAAAACGATTTTATGGATCGTCTAGGATATGACCGATACCGTTATGCAAATGGAAGATTCGCTCCGAAAGGCAGAGGAACAAGAATTGGTTATCAGCCATATACATACATGCAGGATGATGACTGGATGAAGGAATATCTTGGCCAGAAGAAATACGATGGAGAAAAATCGAGATATGGTGAGTCCTATGATCGGTATGATGAAAGCAGAAGGCATTACCATGATACAAAAGATGCTGATTCTAAGCGTAGAATGGATGATAGCATGAAGACCTATACTGATGATGTGATTCATAGTATCAAAGAAATGTGGTCAGACGCAGATTCCACATTGCGCCAGACAATGAAAGCAGATTTGACAAAAATGATTCAACAGTTACAGTAAATGGAAGGAGCCTGTGCCGCATATATTTGCGGTATGGGTTCTTTTTATCAGTGATAGGTGACAAATATGAGAAGTGTAAGAATCAATGATCATATATGGAATATTTACTATGTATCAGAAGATAATCCGGTTTTGATTGATCGCACAGGAACATGGACATTGGCCGTTACCATACCAAAAAGGAAATCTATCTATTTGTCAGACAATTTATTTGGAAAGCAGTTAATTACTGTGCTGTTGCATGAAATGACTCATGCAACCTTATGGGAGTTTGGAATCATAAATGACATAAGGGAATATTGTTATCCGGAGAATGCAATAGACATGGAAGAACTGGTTTGTAATATTGTGGCAGACTATGCACAGTATATTTTTATGGAAGCATATAGGGTTTTAGGTGGTCAAGCTATATTTTATATGCCTATGGTATTGGAAAGGCTGGTGGCGTAAAATGAGAAGCAATATGAGACAAAGACAAGAAGTGTATTTCTGTAAAATATCAGAAAAAATAGAAGGAATTGATACTGTGAGAGAGTATCAAAAGCCAGAATGCCTATGGGTTACTGTATCTTCAACCTCTGGAACACCAGAAGAACAGGCTGCCGGAATCGTACTGGATTATGACCGATACATCACACACTGGAAATCCAGATGGGATAACTTTGAACCAGAAGAAGGTATGCTTTTGTGGATTGATGAAGTCCCAGATATTGACGATGATGGAAACCTTATACTTGATGATGATGGAGAACCAACGATCCTACCGGATTATCGTCTGTTAAGAATCATTGATACTCAAAAAGGGACTGTAGCACGATATGGAATTGTAAAAACTGGTGGTGATTTTTATGGCGAAAAGAGTAATTAGTGGGGTCTTATCGGCAACCAGCATTGAACAAATGAAAGATGAACTTTTGAGATATCAGCAAAGCCTTAAGAATAAAAACGAACTATTTGTCCGTAGACTGGCAGAAATTGGAATTCCGGTTATTGATCGAAACATAGCTTCTGCGAAAGGGGATTCAAAGAAGAACAACAACACGTATATAAAGATAAATTCGTTTGGAGAATATTCACAAGCAGTGCTGGTGTGTGAGGGAAAAGATTTGCTATTTATAGAATTTGGTGCTGGTATCCATTACAATGGAAATCCGGGAGGGAGCAATCATCCAAAAGGGGAAGAGATGGGCTATACAATAGGTTCTTATGGTAAAGGTCTTGGAAAGAATGACTACTGGGTATATTATACAGACGATGGAAGATTTTTAACATCTCATGGTACAGAAGCAACCATGCCTGTTTATAAAGCCGGACAAGAAATCATCAAAAGGATAAGAGAAATTGCAAAAGAGGTATTCGGAGGTTGAATGTATGATCACAGTTAGAAACCCAACGCTAGACGTGTTTGAAATATGGTCTGAGAAAATAAAGACAATTAAAAACGTTTCTTATTCTATGGAAATGAGCAAAATCCCAAGTTCTTTTCCATATGCAAGGCTTTTCCCTATTGGAAATCCGACTTTTCGATCTGATTTGACAGGAAACGAATGCGCCACAGTACCAGCTTATCAGATAGATTTATTTGCAAAAGGGAAATATGCGTTAAAAAATGTTTATGAGCTGGACGAAGTAAGCCATAATGCAATGGTCGAAATGGGATTCCATCGAACGTATGGACCGGAGCCAATAGAAAACGCAGACAATACGATTAAAAGGCTTGTAAGTCGCTATAGTCGGACATACTGTGGAGAAGATCTACGAATGTGAGTTTTTAAAACAATAGTAACTGGTTTATAATAGTATAAGAGAAATGAGACATCTGGATTCCAGGTGTCTTTTTTAATTTGTGGAAAGGAGAAAATGATATGGATTTTGGAATTGCGAGTGTGGCTGCGATTGTTGCAATCTGTTATTTTATTGGCCTTGGTGTGAAAGCATCTGGAATTAATGATAAATGGATTACAGTGATTGTTGCAGTGGCTGGTGGAATTCTTGGAATTGCCGGAATGTATGTCATGCCAGATTACCCGGCAAATGATGTGATCAATGCCGTTGCGATTGGCATGGTATCTGGTGCATCCTCCACATGGATCGACCAAACCAAGAAACAGTTATCAAAAAAGTAATAAAACAATAAAAATTTCCGGTCATTGAAAACAATGATCGCTGACCACAAATAATTACGTGGTAGAAAGGAGAAATATGGCAATAGCTAATATCCCAGGCATTTCCACGTTAAAGATGAGATTAGGATATGCCGTTGAAACTACTGCTGGAGAAGCACCTACTGCCTATACATGGCTTCAAAGAGCAAACTCCATTGGAGAAATTAGCCTGAGTACAGAAACGATTGATGCATCTGCGATTGAAGACGAACAAACCAGATCCATTGCTGGCAGACAGGATACTGGCGGCGAATGGACGTTGTCATTTAACCTTACGAATGAGACAGAGCCAGTATATAGCAAAATGTTGGAAGATGCTGCAACGGGTTTGGCGGCGAATAAGAGAACATGGTTCACTGTATGGTCTCCATACATGACAAAAGCATTTTTCATTGTCGCACAGCCTGGTGGTAAGATTCCAATGTCATCCATTGATCAGAATGCTCTTCTGGTAGCAGAACTTTCTCTGGCTATTGATGAGTATAAGGGACTGATGACTGCGATTGAGCCAACAGCCGACTGATGATTTAATAGAACGGTTATTAATGGGAGGGGATAACTGATGTATAAAGTTTTAAAAATTGGAGACAAAGATTATAAACTGGAGTATACAATCGAGGCATCTTTGTATGACGAGGGCATTGATACAACATTAAAGTTTATTAGTGCTGCCGGAATGCCAAAAGAAGAGGATCTGGAAAAGTATACTCCAGAACAACAGGCTGAGATCCGAAAACAAGTGGTTGATAATATCATAAAATCCATGACAAATCTTCCGAAAACAGCTATGGACTTATTTTACATGGGGCTTTTGGAACATCATGGATCTGGAAAATATGCAGACCATACCATTAAAAGTAAGGACGATGTAAAAGATCTTATCAGAGTTTATTTTGCAGACCATACAGATGATGGGACTGGAACTTTTTATGATATTTTATCCATGTGTTTGGATCAAATGGCAGAAGACGGTTTTTTCAAACGGACGGGGCTGGAGAAGATGATGAGCAACGCACAGAAAAAGGACGAATCGAGCGAACCAGTTCCGGTAAACAGAGAACAGAGACGGGCGAAGCAGAAGCAGAAACCCTCAAAGAACTAGCATTAAAGAAATTACTTCCAAAAGCGATTGATTGTGGAATACGGACAGAAGATTTTTACCATATGACATTAAAATCGGTTCGTATGGAGATCGAAGGGTTTTGGAACAGACGAAAAAATGAATGGGAACTTGCTGAATATCAAGCGTGGGTTTCTGGTGCTTATAACTTAAGAGCCATTGCTTCAGCATTTTCCAGAAATGCAAAATATCCAGATAATCCGATGCAGGAAGAATCCATTAATGTGGAAGAACTGACGGATGATGAACTTGCTAGAATCCAGGAACAATATCTTTTGAGCCTGGATCGCATGGCGAAAAGAGCCACTGGGCAGGCAGATGATTAAACGTCTGCTTGCCCTATTTTTTATATATACGGTTATTTAAACACGAAAATAACTGTTGACCTTTAAAAGATTGGAGGAAGATATGGCTGATAATACAATAGATTCTTTGGCGATAGAAATATCGAGTAATATGGGCAATGCCGATAAATCTATAGAACGATTAGCGAATTCCTTGACTAAAATAGCAAATTCGCTTGGCGGTATAAACCCATCTATGTTTTCCAACTTAGCTAGTGGAATCGGCGATCTGAAAGTCGCAATGGATGGAATGAATGCTACGGTAAAAACTGCTGACTTTACTAGGGTTGCAAAAGGGTTAAACTCTATCGCCACAGTAAATGTACAGGGAGTAACTGATGCGTCAAGGGCAATAAGGGATCTGGTTACAAATCTTAATCAGATTGGTACAATTGCGTTTGATTCACAGGGTATTTTGAATGTTGCGAACGCTGTTGCGCAATTAGGAAGGAGCACAGTAACGCAAGCAGCAGCCAACATCCCAAAATTGACTACGGAATTAAAAAATCTTGTCGCTGGGCTTAATGGACTGAATTTTAATGGATTTGATCTTACTGGTCTCACGAGTTTAACCACGGCAATATCCAGAATGGGTAGTGCGGCAGCCGGAAGGGCAGCAAGCACAAACATAGAACAACTTGGAAATGCATTAAAAAATATGCTTACTACGCTTTCCACGGCTCCAACAGTAAGCAATAACATCATTCAGATGACAAACGCACTTGCTGGATTGGCTGCGGCAGGTGGAAAGGCAGGGGTTGCGGCAAATAGCCTGGTTTCTGGATTCCGTTCACTCCCTGCGACTACTGCAAAAGCAAAGAATAGTTTTGGTGGACTTGCTGCGGCAATAGGTAAATTCTATGCAACGTACTGGATGATCATTCGGTCTATTGGTCTATTCAAAAAGGCTATTGATATTTCCAGTGACTTAACCGAGGTTCAAAACGTTGTCGATGTCACATTTGGTGACTTAGCAAACAAAGTTGACGAGTTGGCAAGTCACTCCATCCAGGACTATGGAATGTCTGAATTGACTGTAAAACAGGTATCCAGCCGGTTCCAGGCAATGGGAACTTCAATGGGATTTGCGCAGGACAAAATGGCTGATATGTCCATTGAATTGATTAAATTAACGGCAGACATGGCATCATTTTACAATGAAAGCCAGGGAGATGTGGCAAAGCGGTTACAATCTGTCTTCACTGGTGAAACAGAACCGTTAAGAAGATACGGAATTGACCTTACAAATGCCACTTTGCAGGAATGGGCAAACAAAAAAGGAATTGATGCAAAAGTAAATTCCATGACGCAGGCACAGAAGACCATGCTTCGGTATGCGTATGTCATGGAAAATACATCAGCAGCGCAAGGGGATTTCGCCCGTACAAGCGGAAGTTGGGCGAATCAACTTAGAATGCTTGTTCAGCAGTTTGAACAATTAGGATCAGTAGTTGGTGGCACTTTGGTTAATGCATTTAAGCCTTTAATCACTGTATTGAACAACGTAATGCAAAAGGTTATCTCCTTTGCAAAAACGGTAGCAAATGCGCTTGGCGCTATTTTTGGATGGACAATTCAAATTGATTCTGGTGGTATGGCTAACGATTTCGAAGCGGCAGGAACAGCGGCAGAAGATATGGCTGATGGAACCGGAGATGCTGCTAAAAATGCAAAAAAGCTGAGTAAATATATTGCTGCATGGCATGAAGTCAACAATATGACTACAGATGATAGCAATAAAAAAGGATCTGGTTCTGGTGGCGGTGCTGGAGACTTAGGGGATTTATCTGGATACCAGGCAAATCTTGTAAAGACCGATGGTTTGCTTCAAAAGTATGAGAGCGAGATTGATACTCTCAGAAAACTTGGAAAATATATTGGTGATACTCTTTCTGATGCCATGGAAAGTATAAACTGGGATGCAGTTTATGAAAAAGCTAGAAATTTTGGAACGGGATTAGCAGATTTTCTTAATGGATTATTTGTTGACACCAGTCTGTTTTCGAGTCTTGGAAAAACCATCGCCGGGTCTTTAAATACGGCATTACATGCACTGAATTCATTCGGAACCACATTTGACTGGACTGGATTTGGAAAGTCTGTTGCCGATGGTATTAATAAGTTCTTTTCTACGTTTGATTTTGGATTATTGGCTAATACGCTAAACGCATGGGTTCATGGAATTTTCGATATGGTTAAATCAGCAGTGCTAAACATAGATTGGTCTAATATTTTATCTGGAATCGCTGATTTTTTTAATGAAATTGACATTGATACTTTGTTGGTAATAATAGGCGGAATTGCACTTAAAAAAGGAGCCGTAAAAAAACTTTTTGCATCGTCAATAATTAAAGCAATAGGAACAGGAATTTCATTAAAAAGTCTCCCTGTGAGTATTAGTTCGGTTTCATGGGGCACAATTTATCTTGGTGGAGCTGCTTTCGATGTAATTGGAACAAAAATCATAAACGGAGTAAACAGTTTTATAACAGCATACTTTGGAGAAAGTGTTGCTAACGCAATGGGAGAAGCACTTCTTATATCCGTTACTACTGGAGCTGGATTGGTATTAGGTGGCCCAATAGGAGCGGCTATTGGTGCAGCCATAGGCATTGCACTCGATACTTTTGTGGTAAAAGGCGAGTGGATAACGAAGTTCTGGAAAAAAATAGGAGATGACTTATTTAATTTTGATGTGACAAAAAGTCTTCTGGAATACTCTAAACAATGTTTTTCTACTGCATTTAGTACGGATTCGTTTGCTGAATTTGGTATTAATATAGTAGAAGGGATTGCTAATGGATTGGCATCTGCTCTTACTTTTTTAGTAGAACCAATATTCGATATGTTTGATATAGTCGTAAAAGGAATTTGTGATGTGTTTGGCATACATTCTCCATCAAAGGAAATGGAACCATATGGAGAATACATCTTACTTGGAATAGTACAAGGATTTTCTAATTCTATAGGAACATGGGTTCAAAAAATAGTCGATTGGAAAAATCAAACCACAGAAAAATTCAAATCAATTATTAATGATACTGTTATACCAAATGTCATGACATGGTTCTCTGCTATGCCAGGGAAAATATATGATTCCATTATTAAAGTTAAAGATAAACTTGATGTATGGAAAACCAATATCAATTCGTTCTTCGCAACAAATATTCCTCAGATTGTAAAGCGTGTGGTTGATTTGTTTGGTGATCTTCCAAAACAGATGGTCACGGTTGGAGAGAATATCATCAAGGGACTTTGGAATGGTATTAATAATATGGTCGGATGGATTGGAGACAAAATCAAGGGTTTCACATCTGGAATAGTAAACGGATTCAAGGAAGGATTTGACGAACATTCTCCATCAAAGATTGCTTTTCAGATTGGCGATTACTGGACGATTGGACTTGGCAATGGTATGTCTGATAAGTTTTCAGATATTTACAAACAAGTTGAAAATTTCACAGATAATATTGCAAAAACTCAGATTTCAATTCCAAAATTGGATTTATCTGTGCCGGATACTGATTTCACACCTAAAATGAATTTTGATTCTGGAAAACTTTCCACCACAATGCATGATGAAATTGATGTAAAGATGGCTGAATATTCCTATCAGATGCGTCAGCTTCAACAGTCCATTGAAACCCAGAATCAGATTCTGGAAGAAATGAATGCAAAAGGCTTGGTATTTGATGATAATGCTATGGTCAAAAAATATCAAACGGCAGCAAAAAAGTTCCGTAGACAAACCGGAAGACAGTTAGGAATTGCATATTAAAAGTTTTGCAGAAAGAAAGGCAACAAAACTGTTCTTAATAAGAGAGCGGCAATGTTGCCTTTTTCTTTTTTTGGTGAAAACAGATAGTGCCATTGACTTTTGTCATAACAAAACGTATAATTATGTCATGACAAAATGAAAGGAATTAATATGATGGCTAGACCAACGAAAAGTCCAAAAGGGAACAGGGAGAGTTTTCGCCTGTCAGACCAAGATGTTGAAAAAATGAAATTATGTGTAGAAAAAACAGGAATGAGCAAGACTGATGTGATTCGAATGGGAATTGACAAGATATATACGGAATTAAAAGAAAAGTGATGGGAGTTTGCTCCCACCACTAAATCTTTGTTGAAAGTGTTTCCACTGTTCAACTGGTTTATAATTCCTTCTCGACAATCGAATTATAACACAGTGGATACCCTTTCGCAAGTAAAAAGGCAGAAAGAGGGTAGAATGTGAGTAAGTTATTAATTGATGAATCACCATTATTAGTATTGCCGTCATTGGCGGCAACTATTGGACTCAATGAATCAATCGTGCTGCAACAAGTTCATTATTGGCTCCAAGTAAAAAAATCAGCAGGAAAAGATTATATCGATGGGCATTATTGGGTGTACAACAGTTTTTCTGACTGGAACAAGCAATTTCCGTTTTGGTCTATCAATACGATAAAAAGAACTTTTTACAGCCTGGAAGAAAAAGGTTTATTGATCTCCGGAAACTACAATCAGAGAAATTTTGATAAAACTAAGTGGTATTCCATCGACTATTCTGTGTTGACTCATTTTGATGCACTCGTCGACCCATTTTGGGTCGATCGAGAATCCCATTTTGGGTCGACCAATACCATAGACTACATTACAGATAATAACAACAATAATGTCACAAACCCTCTGGAGGAAAAGAATCCAGAGGATAGTGATAAGGATAATGCTTTTTCCAAAAAGAAGGAAAAAGATATTCATGCTTCTTCTTGTAATTATATAAACAATGTAAATATATCTAATAGCATTCAAAAACAGAGAGAACTGATTAAATCAAGGAAGAAGGAACAGTTATCTTTAACTCTTCCAGAAACGATTCTTTTATCGGAACAATCAATCCATGCTGCTATGGCTCAATCAGTGATTGGAGAAGATGCATGCTTTGAAGCGTGGGTAAAAGAAGTGGTTAGGTACTTCTTGGAATCATATGGCAGAAACCGTGGCGAGATGCACCCGTCTATTACGGTATCTCAAGCAGTGAAAATTATTGATAAGTATGTTCTGGTTCCAAAATCATTGGAAAATGAGGATATTGGTGTTAGAGAATACAAGTTAATGATAGATCAATACTTTAAGACTAAATTTGGGCTGAGGAGCGGGAAAAACGTGGATTATCGTATCATGCATTTCATGAGCGATAAAATTATGGAACGTATGTACTGGAAAATTAATAACTCTGATATGCAATAGCTTTTTTGTGGAGGGATGACATGAATCATAGGAAAGAAGAAAAAAAGAGTGGATTATTGATTATGCAATAAATAATCAAGATGTTTTTATTGATATAACATCTGAAGAGTTTGTAGAAGCATATGTTGAAAAATTCGATCCACCAGACGTATTGTGGCAATGGTATGGTGAACCGACTGTTCCGGAGCTGAAAAAGCTATTAGCGGAGCTTTACAAAGAGGGAAAAATGTCAAGGTATAGACACTACTGCGATATATGGAAAGATGGATTTCCTAGATGGTTTTATATTTATAAATATACTGGAACAGATCGCAGATTTTAGATTCATAATTCCGCTAAATAGCAAGATATTATTTGTTGATATTACAGCTTTTCAATTTCAAAAAGTAAATGAGAATAGATTGGTAATTTGGTTTTTTACTGATGAATCTAAAACAAATGCATTTAGGCTTAATTTCGATGGATCGAAAGCAACGTTTGAATATTACACTCCAAGCGCAATTACAAATATAAAGAAATGGTAAAGTTTTTATAAAATAGCATAACAATATTTAAACATAAGTCACTTCGACAGTGATTCCTCCAAAAGTACCATTCGGAGCAATAAGAATAAGATCATTTCCAGAACTATCTTTGGCTAAATTAAATGTCCCAGTTCCAGAGTTCCAACCTTTAACATTGAAACCTATTACTTTTCCACTAGTTGGGACTCCAATATCAGAAAATGAATCCAATTTTTTATATGCTGGTATACTTGAAGAATTTATAACAACATTTGAATAACTTTTTGTGATTGTTTTCAGCATCTTGCTATTTATTTGAGTAATTTTAAAATGTATATTTAATCAAAATTATCACATAAATTACTGTGATGATAAATGGTAAATAAGAGCTATTCGGCTGTACAATCCTTACGGATTATGGGTACTGTGAATAGCTCTTATTAAGATATCTTATGTGTATTTTACAATAATATGCTTAAGATTGCAAGTTAATTACCATTTAGCGATTTCAAAGTGAGTTTTTAAAACTGACCAATATGGGTTAAAATAATATAAGAGATTTTAGGAGAACGTCATTTTGTGGCGTTCTTTTTTCTTTGCGAGAAAGGAGGTCGATTTTTGTGAATGGATTTGAAGGTTGGCTCATAAAAATAAATGGAAAGATATTTCCAAACAAATATATTCATGCTGGAACATATAAGTGTACTCCAGACCAGGAAACCGACCTTGACGATGAAACCGATGCAGATGGAATATTTCACAGAAATGTATTGCCAGCTAAAGCAACTAAGATTGAATTCGATATCAAGCCAGTAAGATTGAATGATTTAGTTCAAATAAAAGAAATCATTCCAGATAATGCAACGGAAATTGATGTAGAATACTGGAATGACAGAAAAATGCAATATCAAACCGGAAAAGCATATATTCCTGTTGCAACTTTTGAACCATATATGGTTTACAAAGATATTAATGACATATTATACAATCCGACAAGAATAGCAATCATTGAATACGGGGAGGTGAGAGATTGATGCTCAACTTTCCAGAAGAACTAAAAGAACTATTCAAAAAAGATAATACATCAGCTGAAACTAGAAAAAGTTTGCGGCTGATTTTTTTTGATGATAAATCTGATTCTTTGTATCCTGCTGAAAACTTATATCCGGAAGAATCGCTGTTTCCGGCTGAACATGGAGTACCGTGGCTTGTGATAGAGAATGACCGTATTGAAAGCGAGTCATTGAGCATTACAGAAACGCTTTCCTCATCTGACGACATTGAATTTGGATCGTGTGAGGCTTCCAAACTGGAAATTACAGTATTTGATGTAGTTGAAAATCTCTCCGGGAAAGAGTTCATGTTGGTCTTAAAAATCGGTGAGCATGAGTTGGAAATGGGGTATTACACAGTAGAGTCCTATGTCAGACAGTCTAATCGAAGAAAGAGAAAGATTACTGCATATGACCGAATGCGAAAATTTAATACAGATGTTTCCACTTGGTATAATGATTTGACATTTCCGATGACATTAAAAACGTTTAGAAATTCGTTGTGTGAATACATTGGAGTTGTTCAATCATCTGCCAGCCTAATCCTGGATGATATGGAAATTTCAAAAACTGTAGAGCCATCAAAATTATCTGGGCTAGATGTAATGAAAGCCATATGTCAAATAAATGGTTGCTTTGGACATTTTGACAAGACTGGAAGTTTTAAATACATTCAGCTGCAACAGACTGGATTATATCCATCAGAAGAACTTTTCCCAGAGGAAAGTTTGTATCCATCAGAATTTGGATCTGACGGAATGGATGTTGAAGTTATATCAAAATACAGTCAGCCAATGACATATGAAGATTATTTGGTCAATGGAATTAGTGGATTACAAATCCGACAGCAAGAGGGAGATGTTGGAGCAAGCGTTGGTGATGGTGATAATGCGTATATCATTGAGGGGAATTTCTTAGTTTACGGAAAAGATGCTAATACACTTTTGAGTATTGCACAGTCAATATTTCCACAAATTTCCGGAAGAGCATATAGACCCGCTTCTTTAAAAACCAATTTTTTGCCATGGGTTGAAATTGGAGATGCATTGAGAGTAATAACTAGAAATGATATCGTGGAAACTTTTTGCATGAAGAGAGAAGTAAAAGGAATCCAGGCAATGTCAGATACGTTTACTTCAACAGGATCTGAAACCAGAGAAGAATCATTTGGAATAGAAAGCCAAATTATTCAGCTGGAAGGGAAAACGGCAGTCATTATTAAAAGTGTAGATGAAGTTTCTGCAACGGTTACAGACTTGAAAAACTACACAGAAGCACAGTTTAAGATAACTGCCGACAGTATCACAGCCGAAGTCACAAGAGCAAAGGGGGCAGAGGGGGAATTATCAAGTAAGATCACGCAAACTGCTACAGAAATCAGGTCAGAAGTTACAGATAAGACGAATGGTTTGCAAAGCCAAATCACGCAGCAAGCCGGACAAATTGCATTGAAAGTAAGTCAAGGAGATGTAACAAATCAGCTGAATTCCGAATTGAAGATCACCGGGAATTCAATTGCTCTGACTACCGGGCACTTTACTATTGATTCCAAAAATATGAAACTGGACGCTTCTGGAAATGCGACATTCTCTGGAACAGTTTCTGGTGCTGCAATTAGTGGTGGTACTATTTCTGGATCTAGTATTACTGGTGTAAGCATCAACATTGATGATTTCTTTGTGTGCGATAGCCAAGAAGTACAGATTGGCGGTTTTGAGACATCCTACGCATACGGAAGAGATATTTTCCAGTCACAAGATGGTCAGTGCGGTATTTCTGCGAGTGCTTCAAAGGCAGGAAAACTATGGATATGGGCAGGATATAATAGTGCTTCCGATTACGATTTTATGGTAAATAATGCTGGTAGCGTATATTGCCGAAATGGTGTTCACGCAGATGATTTCTATCCGACTAGTTATAAGAATTCGGTAGTCTATTGGATTGATTGGCTTTATGATGCAGTTCAATCACTTTCATAATTGGAGGATATGTGATGTATAAAATAAAAAAAGTACCATCACCTACTGGATATACAATTTTAGAGTCAGAAATCGAAGTTAATAGCGTAAATGGGATTCAGACCGTATACGAGAGCGATGGAGAATTAAGAGGGAAAATCAGTATTGTATCGATAGAATCAGAACTTGAGATTTCTTACGAGAGAAAGTATAAAAATGGGAAAATCAGAACTTTTGTTGTTCGCAAGAAAATGGATGTTGGAGAAAATGATTTTAGCCTATCAGAAGCACCGATGTTTGATAAAGAGTTAGAGTCGGTCTCCATTGTTGCGAAACTTGTATAAGGGGAGAAACGCATGAAAAAGACATTGACTTATGATTATGAGATGATGGTAAGAGCCGGACAGCTTTTGAATTCACTTACATTTACTGGAGTTCAGCAAGCAAGAATTGTATCAGAACTTGCCAATATTTTAGATTCTGGAAAAACAGGAGAAATATTTGAAAGAAAGGATGATGAAAAGAATGGCGTACACAGCAAAGAAATACAGTCGGATAAACTGGAAAAATAGACCATCCACTGCCACTGCATTAGGTGCCACCAACATGAACCACATGGATGTTTTTCTCAATGATGTGGATAATGCACTTGTTGAGATGGAAGCCGCAAAACTGAATATTGCAACGGCAAATTCCATGTTGAAAAGTGTGACATATAATAAATCCACTGGTGTTTGGAATTTCCAACAGTTAGATGGTACATCATTTTCATTTGACCAAAACATTGAAAAAATTCCAGTATCGTTTTCACTTTCAGAAAATGGTGTGCTGACCATGACAACGGAAGATGGTACGCAGTGGGAATGCAATGTTGCAGAACTTATAAAAGATTATGTGTTTGACGATTCAGAAACGATTGGTTTTAGCAAAGAATTCAAGAGCAATGAATACCATGTATCCGCAATTGTGAAGGACGGAAGCATTGGGGCTAAGCATTTGAACCCAGATTATAGGTCTGATATACAGTCTTATATGAATACGGCTCAAACCGCTGCGAATGATGCACTGACTTACTCCAAGGATTCTAAGCGATGGGCGGTTGGTGATGCGTCATATTCTGGAAGTGAAACGGACAATAGCCGATATTACAAAGAGCAAGCAGAATCGGCAAAAGTAGCGGCAGAAAAAGCAAGAGATGAAGCTCAAGCTGCTACTGGTGCAAAAATTATGACTTCCACCGAAATGGGCGTTGGCAGACCAGACGGAACAACGATTGGAGTAGAAAACGGAATTTTCAGCCTTATCGCAAAAGCAATTAATCTTCCAGCAGTTGATACTTCTGGAATTATTGGAACTGCTGGAGGAGAATCGACTACGCAAGCGTTGCTGGACGAATTAGCAAGTAGAGTTGTGAGCAAACTGGTCACAAACGATGCTTTAACCGCAAAACTGGCTGACTATATGACAAAATCCATGATGTCTGGAACCCAGGTAAATGATGCAAATCATGTACCAACATCAGCATTAGCGTACTCCATGAATCAAGCCATTGAGACACTAAATAGCAATTTTAGTAAGAGAAATCCTCCGTATGCAGAAGCAACTTCTGGCGTGTCATATGGACTTCCAGATTATTCGTATGTCCTTGGAAATGCAGGCAATAAGAAAGGTACTGCATCTGGAGATGTTTATTATATTGCTGTAGATGCAAAGGGCAGGCTTTATGGTGGAGCGCAAGTTAATAATGCCACTGATATTACATGGAAAGAGACTGCCACAAAGGATTATTTAGGCGTGACCCAATACAATGGCGTAGACTACATTTCTCTGAGTGGGAAATTATCCAATATTGGTGAATGGGTAAAAAATAATGGTACGCCAGGTAAATGTACATTTGTTCGTGTAGAACCATCAGATTCTGACGGATATTTTGGTACATCCGGATTTAGTATCTTATGGACGCGCACTTCAGTTAACTATGGCTGGTGTATATTAATATCTGATAATCCCAAAATGGTAGTTTTTGGTCGGAATACTGTTGGGTGGCATTGGTATGCGCCGTCGTTGACCGAAGTATCATAGTTTTACATCACTAAAAGTACCACCATTGCTATTTAGCAACGTTGATGTAGAAAAGAAAATAGGCGGGCCGTGGTATACACCCGGTGCCGCCTTTTGTGAAATTATTTTATGGAATGCATAATAATCATGAGATTTACTTCCCTACAAATAAATAGACGAATGAATTTATAAAATGCAACAAAAAATATTGATTTTCTGATTTTAAAGTATAAAATAAAAAAAGAGTGGGCATTCTACCCTCGCAAAGTATGTATGCCCACTCAATCTCTAAAGGAGATCGTGTCTATTATACCACGATCTCTGTTTGAGTACAATAAAAATATGAAAAGGGGACTAGTGGTATGTCTAACGAAATCAGAAATCAAGTAATTATGGAACTCCAGGGAGACTTTACAACGGAACAATTAAAGATCATTGATTTGGCAGTGGCTAAGGCAATGAGGGGATATAGGATTGAGCGAGAAGAGACGCTTCCGGCGACAACAGTATGTGAAATGCCTTTAGATATAAGGGAATTCCTTGCAAGGAAGAAAATGAAAGGTTGTTCTGATGGAACAATCGAACAGTACAAAGATTTGTTGTCGGATTTTGCATTGTGGGCCAGAAAAGATCTTCGGCAGGTAAAAGACCTTGATATTTTAGCGTATTTGGATTATAGGGCGAAGCTTGGAGCATCGAACAGAACATTGGATAGTAAGCGTCTCATATTATCATCATTTTATACTACGATGCATGAAACTGGGAAAATGCAGTATAATCCGTCTAAGACAGTTGATCCAGTGAAATACAAGGCAAAAGTTCGGGAACCGCTGAACGATATGGAATTGGAAAAAGTTCGGTCTGCTTGTCGGACTCTAAGAGAAAAAGCGTTGTTTGAAGTCTTATATGCAACTGGCGGACGTGTGAGTGAGATAGTTGGAATTAATTATACGGAAATAGACAAGCAAACCAGAAGCGTAGTAATAACTGGAAAAGGTGACCAGGAAAGATATGTATTTCTAAATGCGAAAGCCATGTTAGCTATCGAAAATTATATAAAAAGCAGGGGAGATGAAAGCCCAGCATTATTTGTTGGTGCAAGAAAACCACATAATCGTTTGGGGAAAGAAGCCATTGAAAGAGAGCTGAAAGCAATAGGGGAAAGGTCTGGGATTGACAGACCAGTTTTCCCACATTTATTAAGACATACGTTTGCGACTGATATGCTTGAACATGGAGCATCTCTTAATGAGGTATCGGAGATGTTGGGGCACAAGAAATTGGATACAACAAAGATTTATGCCAAAATCAGTACGAATGCACTCGCAATTTCTTATAAAAAACATCATGCCGCATAAAAATTAAAAATCAACATTCCAGACAGACTACCTATGGTAGTCTTTTTGGCGTGAGAAATCTGAAAGGAGAATAAACCATGACACCAAACCAAAAACGAAAATCAGTAATTGATAAGTATGATGAAATCATTGGAAGAAACATATATAACCAGACGCTTCGGGACTGGTGCTACAAGCCATATAAAGATGGAAAATATTACAGTGATTGTTCTTCTTCCATCTGCTATGCCTACAAAGAAGCAGGACTCGGATTTGGAATTTTGAATACCGCAGGAATGTATAATTCCAAGAAACTAACTACGGTCAACGTGGAGATCAAGGACGGCATTCCAAATGAGAATGATTTGAGAATGGGAGATATGCTTTTGTTTGCCGGAAATGATTCTAGTAGACCTCTTCGTATTGGCCACGTAGAAATGTATGTTGGAGGCGGTAAAATTTGTGGGCATGGAAGCGGAAGACCATCTTACAAGGACTTGAAAACATACTGCAAAAACCGCTACAATTCATTTGCTCCTGGTGGATGGAGAAAAGGTGTTGTGTGCGTAAAAAGATATATCCAAGATGAAATTGAACCAGAAGGATGGGTAAAAGATTCTCATGGTTGGTGGTGGAGTAATGGAGACGGAACATTTGCTAAAAACGAATGGAAGCTGATTAATCATCATCGGTATCTCTTTGGCGCAAACGGATATATCAGAAAAGGCTGGCACCGTTGGAATCCGGACACAAAACAGGTAGATTCATTTGACGGATCTGGAGATTGGTATTTCTTAGACGATACAAAAAATGGAGATTTTGAAGGTGCTTGCTGGCATAGCCGGGATAACGGAGCGCAAGAAATCTGGTATGTTGAGTAACTATTAATTTTTCATAGATGGAGGTTTATTATGTCTGAGCAGTTAAAATTATCAAATGGACAGGTCTATGACCTTGTTACCGATGGTGTGCAGCAGAGTGGAGATAACCTGGTTTTAAAGCTCCAACCAGCGTTTAAAACATTTGCAGGGATTGAAAATGATTTTGAGGATGAGTCTAAAACAGAGAAAATCTATGTTCTGGATTCTGCCGGAGAAACCATGATGTCTCTTGTTGGATACACCCAGTATAAGGGTATGGAAAAGATTATGGATTATGTGATTTCCTCCGAACTGGTGGATGGAGAAACTAAGGATGTAACGGCAGTAGTATATAAGGTAAATCTGTCCAAACCAGATATTCAGAAGAAAGTCCAGGATATCCAGGATACCGTTGACATGTTAGTAGCAGATCAGTTAGGAGTGTGATAGTATGTATAACACATTGAAGCGTATGTATTTAACAGGGAAGCTCACCAAAGAGGGATTGGACAAGGCAGTTTTAAAAGGTTGGATTACACTGGAACAGGAAAATGAGATTCTTTCTTTAAAATAGAAAGGCGGTGATCCGTTTCTCCGGGTCCGGCGGTAACCGGGCGGCCTAAAGCCATCAAATGAAGAAAGGGGCAGAACATCCATAGAGATGCTGCCCCTGTTTTTTTATTTTTTGATTGAGATAAGCGTATATCCATTTTCTCCGGCATATGCCGCTGATCGCCCTTTTGTAAGTGCATTTTTTAACGTTTCCACATCCGGCATGATTTGATCAGATCCAACAAGTTCTTCGTGCGCCTGTTCCATGGTGAAGTTGTCCAGGATTAACTGACACACATTGACTCTGGAACGCATGGTACAGTGGTTGTTTGCGGTCAGCATGTTAAGCTGTTCGTGAAAAGAACTTCCAGTATTTCCAAACATGCAAAATGCAAGTTGGCGAATATCACGTTCGCCACACTGATTATTGATATACGCATGAACGCAATCTTTAATTTGCTGGATGCTGGAATCTTGTGCATCAAAATGATTTCTATATTTGTAATTCAAAATATATAGTTCCATATTAATTCCAATAGCATCAAACCATTTTTCCAATGTCCGGTATCCTGGTTCGCCAACACCGGATTCCCAGTTCTGGATCGTGTTTACTGATTTTCCAAGAGCCTGCGCCATGTATTTCTGCGTTTTTCCTGCGTCAGTTCTGGATTTTGCAAGCATAGCACCAAATCTCTGAGCATTTTCTAAATCTGTCATTGCCATAAAAAATTATCTCCTGTATAAAGATTTTAACCCAAAAAATTATGGGTATCATATAAAAAATATAGGCATAAAAAATTATGCCCATCGTTGGTAAAAGAATAGTATAAAAATTATGCATAAATTTGAAGAAAATCTGCTGAACACATTCCTGCTAGATTAGTAATATCATAGTAGCATATAGGAAACAACATATAGGTATAATACATCAATATTTTAGATATTTCAAGTATTTTCTGGAATTGTTTCCATGAAAAACGCATATGATGTAATAAAAGGAGTGTGGCGGTATGAAAAAGTTTAGTGTATGGGCAATTTTAATTGTAGTTTTGATTACGTCTACTTTGGTAAAAACAGACATATCATCTTCTGGAAAGCATAATTACAAGATAATTCACCAGGATTGTAGTAAGACCATTATTGGGAACAACATTAAAACAACGGCAGTCAAGAAGCTACAACCAGTCAGTCCAGATATTACCGCAAGAGTAAACGGTGGTCATTTGATTCACAACAATAAGGTTCAGAAAATTTTTCTGATAGACAACCGGGAACGAAAAACAAAAATCCTTTTACGGAAGCAAAGAGCCAGAAGTAGTATTGACAAAAACGAACATATGTTCTATCATATAACCAGGCGATCATATTCAGTAAAGGGGTTAGAATATGGAAGATTACAAAGAAAAGATTATAGAAATTGTGGAAAAGGTTGACAATGAGAAACTTCTTAGGTATATATGGATTATATTGGTAGATTTGACTGGTTTGGAAAAATGAAGGGAGTTGAGACATAATGATATTTTGTAAGAAAAATAGAACAAAAAAGCCTTACCGCATAGATACATCACGGAAAGGCTTTGAATATGTCGGCATAAAGCTAACAGAAGAACAGTTCCATGATCTGACAAATTTAGATATCCTTTGGAAAGGAAGTAGAAAAGATACTCCTGTTCTTAACACACTTGTTATGATGAAAATTCTTGGACTACTGCCACCCGAAATGATTTGCGATAGCAGCAACGGTAACTCCGATAATGATTCCAATAGCGATATCTACACTTCTCTGGAACGTAAATTTGGTAAGGTTATAAGATGATTGTAGCAGAATTTTCTTAGCTTTTTTAGATGTCGATGGAAATAACCTATTGTATGCTTCAATCCCTAAATCAGTAACGTGAATATCATAAGAAGATGTTTGAAGTGTATAATGTTTAGTGTTTAGCGATTCGATAAATGGAATCAAGGAAAAATCATCGCATTTCAAAGTTTCCGTTATATCATCGAACATGGAATTATGGCTATCATCCATACATTCGATGATTGCTTTTAAAACGTTTTCTTCTGATAACATATCATACCACCTATTCATAAAATATATTTTGGCATCTGGAAGATATTTTCCAGGTGCCTTTTCTGTTATTCTGAGAGAAAATTAATCAGTTCAATTACGTGTTTCTTCTTAGCTTCAGATAGTTCGAAGTATTTCTGCAATGCTTTGGACAACTCTGGATCTCTTACCAGTTTCGCTACCAGATGAGCGGATTCATCGGAAAAATCTGGTTCCGGCTCTTTTCCTGTCATTAGAAAGTCTATACTTACATCTAAAAAATCCGAAACTTCCATAATTCTACTACTAGGGATATCTTTTGCCTTTGAGAGAGAACCATTGCTATATCCTAATATATGCTCAAGTGTAGTAAGGCTTATATTCTTCTTTTCTCTACATAGTGTCTTTATTCGTTCTAGAACTGTCATGTGATTACTCCTTTTAAACAACTAGAAAAAAATCTATAAAAGGGCTTGACAAACTAGAACATGTTCTATATACTAGCCTTATGAACTAGAGGATGTTCTAGTTCAAGACATAAATATAGAAGATGTTCTCTTTGTGTGTGGTAACTCAATTTTAGAACATCTTCTAATAAAAGTCAAGATAATTAAAAGGAAAGGAGAGTAAAACATAGTGGTTTATAACAATGTAATTGAATATTGCAGCAAGCACAATCTTTCAATTTTTGCATTTGAACAGAAATGTGGTATTGGAAATGGAACTGTGGCGAAATGGAAAGAAAAGAATTATGAGCCTAGTATTCCAACTTTGCAAAAAATTGTGAATGCAACAAATATCCCGATTGCAGAATGGCTTAAGGAATAGGGGGTGACAAATTATGAATAGCTTACAAGTTTTTAATTCGGCGGAATTCGGAGAGGTGAGGACAGTAACCATTGATAATGAACCGTGGTTTGTTGGTAAGGATATTGCAGAAGTATTGGGGTATGGAAATTCAAGAGATGCGTTGACAACCCATGTTGATGATGAGGATAAGACAATCATTCAAAGGTCGGATTTTCCGACTTTAGAAATTCCAAATAGAGGAATGGTAATTATCAACGAGTCAGGATTATACAGTTTAATACTTTCCAGTAAACTTCCAACAGCAAAGAGATTTAAGCATTGGGTCACAAATGAGGTTCTTCCAGCTATTAGGAAAAACGGCGGTTATATCGCAGGGCAGGAAAATCTTTCTGATGCCGAGTTGATGGCGAAAGCAATCTTGGTGGCACAGAGAACCATCGAAGAGAAGAACAAGGTGATTGAACAGCAACGTCAGAAAATTGAGACAGATAAGCCAAAGACAATTTTCGCTGATGCGGTTTCCACAAGCAAAACATCAATTCTCATTGGAGACTTGGCGAAGCTGATTTGCCAGAACGGTTACCAGATCGGTCAGAAGAGATTGTTTCAGTGGATGCGAGATAACGGATATCTGATGAAGAAAGGCTTTTCTTACAATATGCCAACACAGAGATATGTGGAACAGGGATTATTTGAAGTAAAAGAAAGCAACGTCCAGAATCCAGATGGTTCCGTTCGGATTACACGCACAACAAAGGTAAGCGGCAAAGGGCAAGTTTACTTTGTAAACAAATTTCTGGGAAGAAAGGAAACATTAGATGATTAGTGACTATGTTCCAGAAAATCCGGCAGAAGAATTGTTTGAACTGGTCGGAAGAATCAAGGCGTTTGCGGCATATGTCAATAATTCAAAATACGATATTGACAGAAGAACTTGTGCCGATATGCTTGGGTTCAAATTAAATGAAATGGTTGGAGAGAAGAATTATGAGACATTACCAGTATATTCCATTTCAAAAACTTCGGAAGATGTACCGAAAAGAGAGGGAACACAAAGAGATGATAAAAAGTGTAGCAATCGGTCTGGTATGGATTCTGGTAATTGTGAGATTCCTTTTACTAGGGACGAATTAAAAATGCCCCGGCGGTGATGGCGCACCAACCGGAGCGAGCACCCACTAAAGCACACTTAGCGGATACATGGATAGTATAACACAAATTCTCCTGTATCTGCAAGGGTTAGGAGGATTATTTTATGGAAGAGAACAATAAAAAATGGGAAAATGTGGAACACCAATTAGCAAGTGAGCTAATTTCTGGAAGTGTACGACAGGCAAAAGCGAAGGATTTCGCTATCTGGTGTTTGACGGTGGCGATTGTGATTATCGGAATCGGAATGTCAGCGATCAATTACAAGAATGACTGCGACTGGAGAAAACTGTTCAGTTCGTATGACTATGTTTCACAGGATGGAAATGGTCAGAATTATTATAACGCAGATGTAGGAGGTGATGTATTAAATGGGGCAACGAGTACGGAGACAGAAGAACAGAAATAGCGTTAAGGGTACAAAGAGGAGACGAAGATGATGAGAAAATTTCTGGTATTTGCATTTGCATTGATTTTAATGGCTGAATCAATCACACTTGGAACTTCCATGATTTACGAGGAAATTCCAGTAGTAGAAAAGGCAACGATAGAATCGAAGCCAAGAAAACTGGTTGTGAACAATATCCATAAAGAAGAAACACAATCAGATGTGTCGGAAGAAACAGTTCCAGATCCGATTGATTCCAGAATCTATTACACAGTAGTTGACCAGGGCGAAAGGGTGAAACTTCATAGGGATTTGCAAGATCATGTCTATGAGATGTGTGAGAAATACGGAATTCATGGATTTGAGAAAGTAATCATTGCAAAGCTATACAAGGAATCTTCTTTCAGACCGGATGCAATCCATTACAACAGTAACGGCAGCTTTGATTCTGGAATGGCACAAATCAATTCTACAAACCAGAAAAGGCTTTCAAGAGATATCGGAATCACGGATTTTTATGACCCGGTTCAGAGCATAGAAGCTGGTGTGTATATGTTTTCCGAATGCTTAAATGCCAATGACAGAAACGTTGATGCTGCACTGGTGGCATATAACACAGGAAAGAATGGAATGGTATCTGGAAACAAATACTCAAATGCAATACAAGAAATCATAAAAAACATGGAGGAGTGGCATGATTGGGATAAGTAAAAATTGTGTCAATGAAGTTACAATCATTGGAACAATTTCAGAAAATTTTGAATTCGACCATGAAGCCTATGGAAAAAAATATTTTCATTCGTATATTTGTGCCGAGAGAAATAGCAAATATGTGGATCGGATTTTGATGGTGGTTCCAGAAGATATCATTGATGAAAATGAAGATTATGTTGGGCAACGTGTATTTGCCATTGGTCACTATCTATCTCATGGATACTATGACGAAAATAGAAAATACCATGTCAAATATTATTTCGCTGCTAATCAATTCGATATTTCCAGCAAAACAAATGATTGGAATGAGATCATCTTAAAAGGTTATGTCTGCAAAAAGCTAGTAAAAGAAAGAATCAGTGCTGGATTGACCATATTGAAATTAGCAATTAACAGAGAACATGGATGTGATTATCTCCATTGTTTATTCTGGGGGGATAATTCTCGAGTAGCAGCAAGCCTTGAGATAGGAGATATGGTTGAAATTTTTGGAAGAATTCAAAGCCGTGATTATATCAAAAAAACGGACAATGGACAGGAGATCAGAACCGCATATGAAATATCTGTCGCAGAAATTTTAGAAGTGGAGGAACGTCACATTGAAAGACATCAGAATTAAGAACATTTCCCTTACGGATTTTAAAGGGAAGAAAGAAGAATCCTATGATTTTGGAAGCGATGGTTCTGTCATTGTTTCTGGACGTAATGGAAGCGGAAAAACTACGATTGCGGATGCTTATTATTGGGCAATGGCTGATAAGGATTATTCCTTAAAAAGCAATCCAAACATAAGACCGGATGATGGACGTGAGTGCATTCCAAGAGTGGATATCTGCCTGGAAATTGACGGAAAGCCGGTTAATGTGGCGAAGTTCCAGAAGAAAAGCGTATCAGAGTCCAGAGACGGAAAGACTCGCATTGCTCTTACAAACAGATATGAAATTAATGGAGTGGTTAAAACTGAAAAAGATTTCAAGTCTGATATGGCAGAAAGAGGGATTGATTTTGAATTGTTCCTTATGCTTTCTCATATTGATTTCTATACCATGCAGAAATCCGATGATATGAGAAAAACTCTCTTTGAAATGGTTGGGAATTTAACAGACGCAGATATTGCATCTAAATTTCCAGAATTAAAGGAGCTTTCCAGTTTGTTAGAGTCGTACCGTCTGGATGAAATCTCAGCTATGTACAAAGCGACCAAGAAAAAGGCTGATGAACAGGTCGAGGTTTTGAAAAACCAAATTATCGGAATGGAGAAAGCAAAATGCGATGAATCCGATGTTGCGGAATATGAACTTCGAAAAAATGCGTTGGTTGATGAGATTAAGTATATTGAAAATAAATTGGCTCAGATATCCAATGGAAATGGAAAAGAAGAACTTCTGAATCTGCTAAATGCCAAGATCGCAAAGAAGATGTTAATGGAGACAGAAGAGCAAGACAGGGTATCAAAATCTAGGAATGATTTGAACCAGAATATTTCTATGCTTAAATCAGAGAAATCAAAAGAGGAATACAACCTCAGATCCGCTGAAATGGATTTGAATCATGCAAATATGGGAATCCAGAGAAATACATCAGATCTACAGAATGCAAGGGCTGACTGGAGAAAGCTTCATGATTCTGAGTATGACACTTCTGTATTGGAATCCATTAAGGCAGAACAGTTTGACGAAGAGACATTGATTTGTCCTACTTGTGGGCAGATATTTCCAGATGAAAGAGCGGATCGTATAAGACAGGATTTTGAAAGTTCCAAAAATGAGCGGGTTGCCAGAGAAGAGAAAAATGCTGAAAGTTGGAAAACCAGAAAGGAAGAAAAACTGAAAGCAATCACATCAGTTGGTCAAACTGCATCTGAGAATTTAAAGGAATCAAAGGCCATGAAAGAGATTTCTGAATTGGAAATTGAAAGATGCAAGGTGCATATCTCCGAACTCAGCCTTAAAATTGCCAACACAGAAGCAGAATTAAAGAAGATTCCGGTTAACGTGGATCTTTCTGAAAATGCTGAATATAAAATTTTGGTGTCCGAAATTTTTAGCATCAAGGAACAGATTGCCGGAATGAATCATCAAATTCTGACAGATTCCGAATCACTGAATTCAGAATTACAGAAAAAGAAATCAGAGTTGCAGGAAGTTTGGAATGAAATCGCCAAGGCAGAAAACAATGTTCGAATTGATGAACAGATTGAAGAAGCGGAGAAATCAAAAAAAGATTATATCCAGTCCGGTGCAGATGCAAAAATGATTTTAGACCAGGTAGAAATGCTTAAAATGAAGAAAAATATTGAATCTGAAAACAATGTAAATTCTTATTTTTCTGGCGTAAAAGTTAAGTTATTTGCATATCAGAAAAATGGTGATGCAGTAGACGCTTGCGATTGGAGCGTATGGGATGATCAGAATGGAAAATGGACAAAGCTGATCGGATGTGCCAATACTGCTCTGGCAATAAAAGGAAAGGCTGGAATCATTTCTGGTTTGCAGAAATTCTTTGGGCTGAGTTATCCGGTGTTTGTGGATTATGCAGCTGAATTGGACAACACCAGCATCAAGGCAATCGAAAATGACAATCAGATGATTTATCTGAAAGTAAATGATGAGAAACTTTGCGTTTCCACATTATAAAAAATAAAAGGAGATTAAGATCATGATTAAATATGAAAAAGGCCATGCGGAAGTCAAAGGTGAAAAAACGCAAATTCTCGCTGAGTATACATGTATTACTAAAATGTTACTTGATGATTTCAGCGAAGAAGAACTGAAAAGTTGCATCAAATATGCAAAAATGTCGGAAGAAGAACTTGACAATGAAATCAGAAACAAAACAAAGGATATTATTGATTCGCTTTTTAATTCATTCTTTAAGCAGGAGGGAAACTGATGAAAGCATACAATGGATTTCATAAGGACATGACATGCAAAGATTTTCAGTATGAAGAAGGAAAATCTTACCATGAAGACAAAGCAGTTTGCTGTGAGACGGGATTCCATGCATGTGAATATCCGTTGGATTGCTTGAGCTATTATGAACCAAATGATAGCGTTTACCATAAGGTTGAACTGTCTGGAGATACGGATAAAAACACAGAAGATTCCAAAGTATGTGCTACAGACATTACAGTTGGGGCTAGACTTTCCATCGCTGGACTTGTTCAGGCTGCTATTGATTTTACCATGAAAAGAGTAAAAAAAGAAGCAAGCTCCAATGATGACTATGGAGCATCATCCGCAACCGGATACAAGGGAGCATCATCCGCAACCGGAAACTGTGGAGCATCATCCGCAACCGGAGACTATG